AGTCATGGAGAAGTAGTTGTTCGAAGTCGGATCGAACGACGCAGTTATCGTGCTCGTTCCCTTATGACCGTTGAGGAACATGACGAACTCCTGTTTTGGAGTTCCGTTCTCGGTCAACACGACTGTTCCAAGCGACCCGCCGCGGGCGTTTGGATCAGTGCCCACCGTGGTCGTCGTTGGAGCTGTGCTGTTTATGCTTGGCGCAGAAGATGAGAGGCGAATGATGACACCTGACGGGGCCATCAGGACGCCTCTGATGATGGGAACAGAACCGGTGATTCCTGGTGTGACTGAGTTCACACCCTGGAGTCCTGCGTCGCTGAAGATCGTTGAACCTGCAGACTCCGACATGAGGCAACCTAGGAAGTACAACCGCCCAAGGTCACCACCATTGGTGGCCTCTGAATTACTAGACAATGCGCCGGTCGAGTTAGGCAATTTCTCACCCACCACGAAACCAGCTGACGTCACCTTGCCGGTCGTTGAGTCGCGCTCTCGACCGTCACCGACGCCCAGCATCCTGAGGTATGTCACTGACCTGGCGCCGCCGCCCAGCCACTCAACGACTGCGAGTGGACCAAACTTCTTGCCGTCAGTCTTCCCAAACTTCGAATACCAATCCGACGTGGTTCCAACTGTGATAGGAACGAAGGCCGGCCCCTTCAGCGCAGTGCCGATGATTCCGGCTGGTATTCCGGTCGGTTGCTGCGTGACTGGTCCCGATATGTCTATCTCGTTTGCCGTGACTCCTGCGCTGCCCATTTTCGATTGTGCCATTTACCTACTCCCGATTGATTTCTAACTATGGATTCGGCGACTAATTTCAGACGAATTGCACGCCGCTGTTGGTGATGATAAAGTCGATGGCGATGAACTCGACGACTCTCGTTGGAACGACGACGATCCTGCCGTTGAGGCGGTTCATGTCCTCGTCTTCCTGCGTGTTGTTTGACTCATTCATCACGACCTGGAACGCTTCGATGCCGGCAGCCGTCTGTATCAAAGCCAACTGGAACGAGGCGTCTGCGACGAACTTATTCCTGATTGCAGGTGTGTTCTGTTCGAAGATGATTCTTTCAGCGAGACCGACGATGATGCGCTTGATCTCCAACATCAACCGCCTCACGTTGATCCTGTCGAGGGCAGACTTTTTGATCTGCAACGTCTTCTGGCCATATATCACGTAACCCAATCGTGGGAACGTCGCTATGGGGTTAATGCGGCTCTCGTAGAGTCTGTCTCTGTCGGCCACATTCAGTCTGACGTCGATGTTTGTCACGAAGCCTAGCGACGCACGGTTGAAGCCTGCAGGAGCGAACCACGGGGCCCGTTGCTGGTCGTTGTATCCTAGGGCGCTGATGGCTGCGACAGAGGCGGGCACCTTCACCTTCCTCTTGTTCTCTGTGTCGTCTATGAAGACGTCTGGGTAATACACAGCCGCGTAGTTGTTGTCGATGGCTCGAGCGTCGAAGTTGTTGGTCGTGTAGTTGACGTTCGGCTTCTTTGTTGAGTCGTCGTATAGACGCGTATTGTCGTCGTCGTAGGACGGAATGTCTGCCACCATCATGGCGAGGCCGTAGTCCTTGACCTTCCGCATCGACGTGTCGACGATGTAAGGCTCCCTGATGCCAGGCATGACGATTATGTTGCTAGTGGAGTCGAGAGGATCAGAGGCTATGTCAACGGCAGTGAGATACGACGCGACACCGTTGTTGCTGACGTCCTGTCCTGATGGGTTGACTGCGAAGCCTGGGATGTTGTTGCTGGATGAAGCGCCACCACCCGTCGCGGCGTCGAACGACACTGACTTGTCGTTTAGACGACGTGCGTTCCTGTCGAGGAAGTTGGTGCCGTCGAATCCACCCTGCATGAAGTTCGTGAACTTCGAGTACGCTGAGAACCGATTGAACAGAGGAGCTGAGCCCGAAGAGAGCAACGTGGCGAACGTCAGTCTCCTGCGACCGTTTTCAGTCCAAGTGTAGTCAGTGTTGTCCAGCACAGCGTTTCTGACATAGGCGGCCTGTCTCATGTGAGTGTTCACAGAACTGGTCAAGTCTGCGAAGTCCGTGTTGTACAGGGCGACCTTGGCAAGCGAGAACTTGTTGTTGTGTGTGTCGTCTGCCATCGTTCCCGTCGTGAGAACGTCGAGCTTCTGTATGCCGAGGAACTTAGTGTATGCCTCCAGCAGACCGTTCTTGTCGCTTGTGACGTTTGGATTGAGGACGTTCGTGGAGTTTGGCTCGGAAGACGTGCTGTCACGTTCGAACTTGACGCCCCAGTAGTAAGCGACGTTTGCGTTCTCAGAGGGACCTGGTTCTCCCGTGAAGGCCATGGAGCTTGCAATTTCTCCTCTCGTCACCTTGAACCTGTGAGGCACAGGCGGCATGAACGAGCTGGACAGGGCGAGACCTGTGGCAGAAGGATATAGACCAAGCCTCGAGTTTGAAGTCGTCAAAGCCGAAGAGACAGCCGTGTTTGGATTCACCTTTGGCAATGACTGTCCTCTGAAACCAAACGGCAATGAACTCTCAGGTATGTTGCCCTCGTACACTGAGTCGTGCACGATGACCCTGACGTACTTGGAGACGTTTGCATACTTCCCAGTCGCTACGATTCTCTTCTCGGTCGGATTGACGGCGTCGAAGTTGTAATAGGCCTTCCTGTCGCCGATGAGCCGCGCTATGAAGTTCGTTGACGTCGGATCGAGAGAACAGTTAGAGAACTGCTCAATGATGATTGGACTGGTGTCGGAGTCGTTCCAGTCACGTATCTGGACATTGAATGTACCAAACTTGTTGGTCTCGTCCAAAGAGGCCTTGACGTTGCTTATCGATATCTTGTACAACTTGTTGGCATATTCACCGTCGTCCAAAGCCTCAAACTTGAAGAGGTCATACTCAGCTTTGCCAAACGGTTGTGAGATGAAGTAAGAGGTCGCAGGTGCAGTGAAACGAGTGTCGAAGGAACCGAATGCCTCCCTGAACCACCTGTCACTCTTCCCAAGGCTTGAGATATTGGATGAACCTGAGACGACGCCGATGGGACACGAAGAGCTGACGTGAGCGACGTTAGAGTCCACAGCGAAGTCTGCGTGTAGGTAATGCTGCTCCTGATAGAACTTGTCTGGGTCCCTGTTCAACACCTTGGCGAAGTAGTCCTTGCTGCTGGGATCGAACGATGCGGTCAGCACTCGTACGCCGCTGACGCCGTCGACGGTGGAGAAGCCTGCGCCCAAGGAAGAGGAGATGACCAACTTGAACTTCGTGTTGACGTCGACGGTGGTGGAGTCGTTGAGGGACGATCCAACGGTTGAGGGCGAAGCCGAAGAGGCGAGGACCATGACCCGAGCCGTGCTGGGAGTCATGACCATGCCCCTGACCAGGTTGACTTCGTCCGAGGTGCCCATAGTGTCATTGTCGACGAAGGTGGGGGCACCGACCGTGCCGCTCAACGTCACCATGTGCTTCGCAACGAGGAACTGGACGACGCCTGGGCTCCTACCGTCCGTCGAAGCGGCGTTGGCAGACGACGACAAGAAGAATCCAGCGTTCTTCACGATGCCATACGACTGTGTGTCAGACAGGTGTGCGTCTGTGGAGTTGGCACCGGCGCCGAGGACTCTGATGTACGTCAGGGCGGAGCGCCACCTGAGGAACTGATTCACTGCATATGGACCGAACTGTTTCGTGTCCAGGTTGCCAAACGTCCTAATGAACTCTGAAAAGTTTGGTACTGTCACTGGAACGAATGCAGGTCCCTTGTTCGACGTGCCTATTACTGTCGCAGGCGTGCCGCTGGGCCCTGCGACGGTCGGCGCCGACAGGTCTATTTCGCGTTCGTAAAAATTGGGCGACTTGAATGTCTGCTCGGCCATTTATTCGATCTCCTTGTGCTGTGCTGAATTCAGGTATAACTATCATTTCGATTCGTCATGTTCCTGTCAGAAGTTTTATTTTTTGTTCAAGTTGGCTATAATCACTTCCAAGGTGCCACCAGACTTACTTGAATAGACAGTTTCACCCTTCAGGTTTTTTCTAGTAGAATTATTACGCCACTTTTTCGCGTTCTTCATCGCAGGATCGTTCGCCCTTATGGCGTCTTCTCTGCTGACGACGTTGCCGTCATCGGCGACTGCAGGATACAATTTGTTTGTGCTGAAGCCGATGTTGCGTTGATCCCTCCTCAAGTTACGTCTATCCTCAAGCGGAAGGGTTGGATCGTCTGACCCAATGACGTATTGCGACTCTTCTTGATAGTCGTAGCCCATTTCAAACGGCTCTATCGACTCAAACTTTACGACTGGGCAGGAGATGTGTCGTCTTATGGGGATCGGAGCGCCAGGTGACTTCGTAGCGAAGAAATACGCAGGCACAGACATTGTGAACGTGTGCTTGATGAAGCGTTCTTGCTGTGACATGTCCTCGAAATTCGTCTCCATGCTGAGACTACCGTCGTCGAAGCGCGCGACGAACCAATAGCCCTTAGACGTGTTCAGCTTCCACGACTGCCCCTGAGGAAGAAGAGAACTAAACAACTTCTCGACGACTTGGTTGGC